AACGTCGGTATTAAAAGCAAATACTACAACACCTCTAGATTTTGCGTAGTCGACGTAGTTCATTGTGTTCTTGATGCCAACGGTTCATTACTTTTTGATAATGTTCTTCACACACAGTACGAAATTCATCACGTTCAACTTCAACAGGATTACCATATGTGTCTTCGATGTACATTGTAGTATATCTATACGTAGCCACGAACGCTAATAAGTCTGGAGTAACTTTAAACAGGCCGCCATTATAGGGAACATGGAGATCGGTTAAGATCTTTTCACGTAAAATGGTTTTATTAATTTGATAATCGGTTGCCCGACGGATTTCGGCTGTAAGTTTTTCGAGTTCGCTCATAATAGAATAAAAGGTGTAGATAGTGATTATACTATACTACACCCTTTAGGTCAACCTGATTTAGCTGTTAGCTAATGGTTACTGTGCCCCAACTGTTGGTTAGGTTGGTTGTTTCTGGGTATACAATGTCAACTCGATGGTTAATGGTAATATTCAATGTGTCATTGAATCCAGCACCATATGTGGTATGAGCTGAATATATATTTAATGCGATGTTAATCTGAGTACCGGTATCACCGTTGGAGCCTTGGGTGCCATTTGATTTGTAATAAACTTTAGCATAGTCGTTTGTATAAGTACCGCTGGATGATGCAATATGCTGTGTAGCGACCCAAGTACCGCTGAGATTATAGTAACCAAAAGAAGTATTGTTGGTAGTGGCTGTACCACCCGAGCCTGTGCGTCCACCGTTTGTGGTTGCTTTAAAAGCACTAACGCCACCTAAGTTGGTTGCAATAACTGTAGCCATGTCAGCTGAACGGCCTGTGCCATCGTTGTTTGTTACACTGGTGATGACAAAATTAATCTGTCCGCCGGCATTGAAAAAATAACGTGCTTGATCTGCACTGGCAAACGTTACGTTTCTAGTAAGTACTGTGGTTTCAGTTAATGTGGCATCGTTACCGGCTGTTTGTGCAGGACTGTATACTGAGCCTGTTGTTGTTGTGCCTTGACTTGCAGCAGTTAACTTGTTGCTAAGAGCAGTGGTTAAACTTGAATTGAGTGTGCTGAGATATGCAATGGTAGAGCCAGCTGTTGGTGCGCTGATGCCTGTACCTGAACCGCTTTGGTGTGTTTTTGCGCTGTTTAATGCGTTGATGGCTGAAGCCCATTGTGTTGCTGTTACTGTGCCGTTTTGGCTAACTTGGCCGATCGCGGTTTGACCGTAGCCGGTAGATCCATTTCCTGTGGACCATAAGTAGTTAAGAGTTCCTGCTGTTGTTGCTGTGCCCACAATACCGTTGTAGTCTGCAGCTGCAATTATTCCACCTTGTGCGTATGACATTGTTTTATTTCCTAATTAGAGAATGTTATTATTACTTATCGCAATAATGATTTTTTATTTACTTTTTTGCTTCAAAACGTCAATTTCGGCACGTAACAATGCGACTATTGGCGCTAATTCAGCAAGTGCTGCAAATGATAAAGCACTTAATTTTTCGTAATCTACTGCTAAACTACCATCTGGGCGTGTTCTAACCGCTTGAGGAAATACCGCCTGTACATCCTGTGCTACGAGACCAAAATCAGACTTGCGTACAAGATAGCCGTCTTCGCCACCTTTGCTTTGGATAAACTCATCGGTCCAATCAAACAGTTTACCACCAATTGCTTCAACCTTAGATAATGCATCAGGAATTGGCCGAATATTTTCTTTAAACTTACGGTCCGAAGACGAATAAGCTGTGATATCGCCAGTTGCTGTGATTGGGCCATTCACGCTCAAACCAGCAAAAGTTGGGCTGGCAGTAGTGCTGATATCCTGTTTAGTATTTATGGTTACTGAGCCAGTTGCGGCACTTACAGTTATACCGGTGCCGCCAACAACGCCCACAACACCAGTATTGGTCAGTGTTAAATTGCCACCAGTGTATACTGCTCCGCCACCAGATAATCCAGTGCCGGTATTGATAGTGACCCCGGCTCCACTGACAGCACTATTTAACTGATTTGTGGTGGCAAGACTTACACCGTTTAAGGTAGCAGTACCGGTCAATGTTGTTGTGCCGCCAACAGTCAGTGCTGTTGCACCAGTGATGGTCGATGGGCCGCTTAAGGTTGTAGCTCCGCTCAAGGTTGTAGCGCCGCTTAAGGTTGTTGTTCCCGACACAGACAACAATGTTTGGGTTCCCAAGCGTGTGATGTATGGTTGATTTGCTGTCAATACGGCCCCGGTAAATCCAGAACTGGCATTGATGCCCTGTGTGCTAATAGTTGTTGCGGTAATGGTCTGACCAGCACCTGTTGCTGTTACGTTGCCAACAAGACTACCGTTAAAAGTGCCACTATTTAATGTGGTAGCTGTGATTTGACCAGCATTGATATTGACTGCTGTAAGTCCTGCTACATTGATACTGCCCGAGGTATCGCGTTGAACCAAAGTGCTTGGGGTAGGATTAGTGTCCTGTGAACTTAAAACTAAACCGGCTGTGTTATTAAAGTTTAATCCAGCTTTTATGATAGGAAACCCAGGCAAGCTACAGCTAAATGTATCTTTTGAAAGGATAGCATAAACAACACCGGCAATAGTAAACTGTATCACAATGTGTGTGGCCGATGATGTGTCAGACATCAAGGCCGGATTGGCACCTGTATTGCCTGTTGCTGTACTTGCAGCAGGTCCCACAGTGATCCACGGATTACTTGCATTACCAGTATAAACTTTTAATTGATTATTTGTTGTGTCAAACCACAGATCTCCACCGGTCGCACTTAGGTCTGTCGGAGGAGCACTTGCTGGACCACTGGTCGCGCCTGTTGAAATTTTCCAACTATTACCGGTCCACACTTTTAATATGTTATCTTGTGCGTCCCACCAAAGTTGTCCAATCAATGGAACACTTGGTGGTTGTGTACCAGCAAAATTTTCTGTTAAAAATACAAAATTTTGGTTAATAAACGCACCATAACCAGCATAATCGCGTCCAACCAAGGTCAAACTGGTATGTTGGGCACCACCGCCTGGGCCATCGATCGTACCATCAGACAGACCTCCCGGTATTAAAATCGATCCATCATAGTGTTTGATTGTATATGACATTTAATTCCCTTGAATACTTTGTATATTTATTCTACGTTAAACTATCTTTTGTATATAGCACAACGCATAATAAGGCGGCAATGTTGGTACTTGTGCGCCGGTGCCTGTTGAGTCTGTTGATCCGCTTACACCCACTGGGTGTTGGTGATCACCAACGGCTGTTATACTGGTTGATGCTGTGATGCCAGTGGTGCTTGTTGATGTAGCTTTTTGGTTACTATCATAGTTCATTTCAAACCAAGGACCAGTCCATCCGCCGGCAGCAGCATAACCAATGGTATGGTTGTGTCCCGGATCAATTATGGATGTACTTGCTGAATGGTTGTGTCCGCCAGCAGCTGTTGTGGTACCATTTAAAGTAGCTGTGTGTGAGTGTGCAGGTAAATTGGATACCGATAATCCAACACTTGTTGCTCCACCTGTTGCTCCTACAGCATACGATGTTCCGGCACCCACAATAAATTGATTGCGTAAATCCGGAGTTTGGTTACTGCCATCACACAAATGCCAGCCCGCAGGAATTGTATTGGTTGCTCCGCCCCACATCACAATTACACCACGAGGTAGTACATTTTGTACAAATGCTGTGGTTGCCACGTTGGTACTGCTATCGCTATAGGTCTGTGTTGGTGCTTTAATTGTATTGGTATTGGTTGACAAATAGGTGGCCACATTAGAATTTCCATATGAGCCGGTAATTAAATTATTAATTTGTGTTTGTTGAGCTACAGCATTGGCTTGCCAGGCAATATTGGCAGCAGTAATATTACCAATCATTGATGAATTTAATGTATTAACATAACCAACCACTGCTGAGTTAGCTGTAACTATTGCACTATTGGCAGCTAAAATATTTGCATTGAGTGTGTTGATTGCTGTTTGTTGTGAAACGGCATTTGCTGTCCAATTGGAATTGGTGATGGCAATTTGATCATTGATGTAACCAACCACTGCGGTGTTGGCAGTTTGTATTGATACATTTGCTGTTGATGATCCTGCGGTAACATTACTATTTAATAATGCGATACTGCTGTTGATTGATGAAATCGTGGGATCATGTGGTAGATATACCGCAACATTGGCATTTCCGTATACTGATGCATTTATAGTACTGTTAAAAGTAAGTCCAGGATTGATCAGTGGAAAACCTGTCATTGGTGGACTTGGTACAAATGCTGGATCTGAACTCATTGTGGCAATAACTAAATTACCATACTGAAATTGTATTACGTTATGTGTTTGTCCGGATACTTGTGCATCAACTATTGAAATTGGAATTGCGCCACTGACGCCTTGTCCTCGAGTATATTGCGGACCAATCAAATTCCAAGAGGATGCATGATAAGCAAACAGTTGATTTGTATAAGTGTTAAAAAATGTATCACCTTCTTGGCCAGTTGCTGGAGCTTGTTGCCCGACAGTTAATCCGCGAACTGGACGCCAACCCTGATCAGTGAATACATTCATGGCCTGTGTTGAAGTGTTAAACCACAATTGACCTTGTAGGGGAGTGCCGGCGGGCACCGCAGACGAAGCAAAATTTTCTAATAGATAAACTAAATTTTCGTTGAGTTTTAACCCGTAACCCACGTAATTAGGACCAGGTAATTGTAAACTTGTTGTACTATCAACACGTCCGTCGTTGATAACAGTCAGTACATTGCCGTTAGTTTTAGTTATTGTATATGCCATATTATGTCGCTTTTACTTATTTATCGCAAAACTACGAGAAAATTCCCGCAAATGCATAGGTTCCCGGGGTTATAAAAGTGTGTAGTATGTAACTACCTGTTTTGGTAATTGTTCCACCGTTAAATAATGCTTCTCCTGTTGGGCTCATGTAGCCAATGTAAACACCGCCTGAACCACCATTTCCTGCGGCTGTTGCTCCAGAATGCAAGCACCCGCCGCCACCGCCACCGGTTCCGTCTACCCCGTTTCCTCCATTGCCACTACCACCACCCCCGGTTCCTCCAGCACCGCCTGGTCCGCTTCCCCCTGGTCCTTGTGATCCGTAGCCACCGCCACCGCCACCGCCGGCTGCAATAGAAAAAACACCAACAAGATTAAATAAATTTCCATTTCCGCCAGCGCCACCTTGATTACCATTGGATTGATCGCCGGGTGTAAGATATCCGCCACCACCGCCACCGCCGGCTTGACCATATCCTTGCCAGATTCCCAAACCCCCAGAATTTCCTTGCCCAGAATAACCCGAGCCACCGGGTGCGTTTTGTACATAACCAGATCCGCCACCACCGGATCCACCGTTGGCACCAGGACCATTTTGAGTAGGCCCATAGCCGCCATGGCCTCCGCCCAAGGCAACGATTCCCGTTGTGTAACTTTGCCCTGTCAATGGGCTACGAGTATTCCACGCTACATCGCCATTGGAGTCTATCAATGCCGCTGCAAAACTTGCCGGGCCGCCATCATTGGTGGCTGTTATGGCGATTGTTACCGACCCACCAGGAATGCGCACAGTTGTAGAATTTAACGTCCACCACTGGTCTTCAGAAAGTATACTGGGATTGCCGTTTATAGAAATAGAATTGATATGATTGTCTGCGCTGCCTTTTAAGGTATACTCGCCACCTTTTAAATAGGTCGTATAAGTGACTGTTACTGTTCCCGGTGCTGTGTCAGACCAACCATCTTGCGGACTTGTCCAAACTCCGTAGGTATTTAAAAATCCGTTATAGACACCAAGTGAATAGGGATAGACCGGAATATCCGAAGAATCAGCAATGACTTGTCCGCCATTAAACGAAGAAGTTCCGCCGTTTTGATTGCTACTGCCGCCCGAGCCAACAACAAGCGGATAACTTGCCGAGGTTGTTAGTGTTTGTTCAGGCAAATATATTACTCCGCCGGCACCTCCACCTCCGCCACCTTCCCAGCCACTTGGGCCTCCACCTGCGCCACCTCCGCCCACAACAAGAATATCTGCAACAATGGGATTGGGTGGCCAAAATTGTTGCCAGGTCCCGTTTTGTTTAACATACCCGGCTTGTAAATTGTTCCATGTGCCAGAATTGTGTACTGATGGTACAGCAGTTGGTACCCAGGCTCCGTTTTTCTTAACGTAAATCCCGCGGGTCATCTGATTATCCTATCTGGAACCAGAAATCCCCATCATTACCACCACTTGGTGGATTAGCAGATACGGTGTAGTTAAATTTCTGTGCAGCAATTTGTCCTTGGACAAATGCTGTGGTAGCAACCTTGGTACTGTTGTCCCCCACAGATGGTGTAGGAGCTCGAGGAGTACCAGTAAACGTTGGATTGTTTGTTGGAGCCAAATTGGCAATGCTGTTGGTTAAAGATAAATTTATTGAATTGATATATCCAACTACCGCGGCATTGGCCGTAACTATTGCACTATATGTGCCTGCAATAGAAGCATTGGCAGCAGTAACATTGGCATTGGTACTATCAATGGCCAAGGACTGTACAGCAGCATTGGCGGTCCAGGCAGAAGTTACACCGTTTATGTTATTATTGAGAGTAGCAACATTAGAGGACAATGCTTGATTCAATGTGGCAATATTTGATGTTAAACTGTTTGATAAATTATAGTTTACACTATTGATAGAATTTGTAACACCATTGATATTGGATGATATATAGGTTGTTGTATCTGAGCGCAGTTGAGCAATGGTTAAATTTGACGCTGTTCCCAGATTGATAATATTTTGATTTGTTGAATTGATGTTGGTATCAACATAATTTTTTGTAGATACATGTAAAGATGATACAGGATCATTTAAAACGCTTATGTAACCAGTATTGCCATCGATATGCAATGGATTTATAGCAGAGTACCAACCGCTTGTATAGATGTCTACGTTTCCTTGATAAGCAAAATTTTGTAAAATCAGACTGCTGTTTGCAAATCGTATATTGGCTGAAGTAAATGCAACATTACCGCCAACATAAACATTTTTAAATGTAGTAGATGGTGTGCCAATATCGTATGTATTTGTTGTGGCAGGAACCATGGCCGGACCAGTGGTTGGTCTGACTATCAATGGATTGTTAAAAATAGAATTATTATTAAATGTAGCGTTTCCAGTTACTGTTAAGGTCTGACTGATAGATACATTGTTAGCAACATTAAGACCTTGAGCAATTGAATCAAATCCAAATTGCTGAGTGGCCAATGTAAATGTTGGGTCACCGCTGGCAATTGTTACAGCATTGTTGTTGGTATATTCAATTACTACATCGTGATTTCCACTTGAACTGTCTGTTAGTGTGCTTACCAAAGATCCGCTGAGTCCACGCAAAGATGAATATGAAGGACCAATTAACGTCCAACGGCTACCGGTCCAAGAGTATAATTGATTATTAGTGGTGTCCCACCATTGATCTCCCAGACCAGATGCTGCAGGTGTGGTGCCAGCAACAATACGTTGACTTGTTGGAACCCAATTGATGCCATTGTAAACTCTTAAAATATTGGTGCTGGTATCATACCACAATGTTCCTTTTAACGGAGTTATTGCAGCACTACTCAATTGTGGGTTGACTGTATCGGCAAAATTTTCTAATAGACGTACAAAGTTTTCATTGGACAATTCGCCGTAACTTGTATAATTTTTTCCAATAAGTGTCAATCCGGTGGCGGAATTTGTTGTACCGTCTTGGATTGTTGTTAAAACATTGCCATTGGTTGTATTAATAATATAAGTCATGGTCGTTATGAATTCGCTGTTAAGTTAGTCAATGTCTGTATACGCACAGTATAGTTAACTTGTATCAATCGATTTAAACTTTTTTGTACTGGCATGAATACCACGTGAGTCAACAGCAAACCTGTTGATGTCAAACCGCTGGTGCCGTCGGTACTACGACCGCGTAGGCCCAGTTCGTCAAATACAAATTGTCCATTAAGGTCTTGGCTATTGTCAAAATTTGCTTGACCCGACGGTTCGCCGTAGTCTAACAAACAACTAACTAAAATATCAGTATAAACAGTACCAGGAATGTGTGTTACTGTCATCTTATTGTTGATTGGATCAGGGTTGGTTGCACTGGTGTCGTCGATGATTTTACTGTAGGTTGGATTGTACAGGTTGGCATTTTGTCCCACTGTATTAGTGGGCAAATATGTAATAATTCCAGTTGGATCCACACTTGTTCCGCCGTTACCAAAGCACATTTCATATACAAAATTTTTGCCTTTGTTAGCAACTGATTGGGCCAATGCCTGGCTTAAATTTTCGTAGTGGATAGCGTTGGGTTTATCGATAAAAACTTCGTTGGTTTCTGGATCAAAAATTTTGATATGACCACGTACATAAATCCCAGACGATTCGTCCGGATTTTTAATTATTTTTTCCACTGCGTTTTCCTCTAAATTTGATTTGTTATCAGTATTTATCATGGTGTTTGTCCTGGTGTTGGAACTATTCCGGGGGCTGCCCACAGGAATGTAACTTGTTCCGTGGTGCTGTTGATCAATCCATTACCAAAACTTGGCTGATTATTGGCATAATCTACATCATACCAACTTGGGCTTGTTTGTAGATCAATATTGGCAGCAATAGTCACTGTGCCTTGAGCACTGACATTACCTAAAATGTTGTCATTTATATCAAAGATACCAATGTTTGCTGTTGTCACGATACCATTGACGCTGACTGTATTTGTCAATGTGGTAATTTCTCCCGATACAAAAATTACCGGAATTACATTTGCTGTAGTTACATTGCCTAATACAAATAAATTGGCAGAAACAACGGTGTTGGCAAAGTTCTGCGTGATATAATCACCAACATTGGCTGTTACATTACCAATTAAATTTAAACGATAGCTAACGGTAGAAGTTGAAGTGTATACTACATCTGAGGCAACATTACTCATTGTTGGATAGCTGTTAGGAACCAACTGAGTTATACTACTATCAACTACTCGACTGTTAGATAAATGTACAGTTGGTTTATAGGTGCCGTCAACTCCGCGGGTTAAAAAGCCCAGAGTATTTAAATTGGTGATTTGATTGACGTTTGCTCGAACATTTGCAAGATTTCCGCGAGTTTCGTATATATTGCCAAGAGTAATATAAACATTGCCACTACCACTAATCAATGTACCGGTAGGTACTGTTAAATTGGCTTGCCACGGAGTTTTTGTTTCTTTGAGATAGTTTCTCCAGTAAACAATCTTTTCGCCATTGATGAATACCACCCCCGGGCGATTTAAATGTGTGCTGGGCCCGTACAATGCAGATGCGTCGGCAACTTCAATGGTGGAGTCAGTTGCATTTAAATTTGAAGTTAATACAGTAGTGGCCTGTTCAGCAACTCTAAAGAATTCTAAATTACCTCGCATGTCTTGGAATTCTCTAAAGGCTATATTGGCATTGCCAAGCAATTGATCATCGCTGTAGACTGTCAGGTCCAAGGTATCAAACATACGTCCCGGAACTAACTCTTCAGGAGCATAACTTGCAAATCTGCTTACATATTGATTGCCATCGACTGTAATATCGCTGGAGTTTATGCCAAATACATTACTATAAAAACTTTGTATGGTGGTGTCGTTGTGTGTTACGTTTCCAACATAGGTATTGCCTTCAACTTTTACTCCAGGATAAGATAGTCCTGTTTGTGTGATAGCCAAATCTATATTGCCGTTAAGTGCTGTGATACGATCATTGGCATTGGTCAAATCACTGTAAGATATAGAAGTAACTGCATTGAGCGGAAATGTTAAATTAGCAATCGTTATTTGACTATTCAATTGATATAATTGATTACTTAAAACCAAAATTGTGTTTTCTGGAATAACAGTACCAATATTGGCAGTTGTAATACTGTCCCAAAATACAAAAGTATTAGGGTTATTATAATTGATTCGATCAAATTTAATCGTGGTGTTGAGATTTCTAATTAAATTATGACCAACTTGACTGCCATCAAAACTTCCATCCCAGACATTGCGTAACACGGCTTTGGCCAGGGCGCCCGATCCTGTACCATTGATAACAATCGTAGGGTCTGTTATGTAATTTTTACCTGGGTCAGTTATTATAACACTTTCCACACCACCGGTGGTATTTAAACGGGCATAGGCCTCGGCCGGAACAACATCTGGTCCACCGCCCACAATGGTGATTTGAGGTGGGAATAAATATCCCGAACCTGGTAATTCAACAGTGACGCTGACTACATTGTACTTGTAATTTTGATACCACTGATTATAAACACTATTGGTATTGCTCAAGGCCGAATAATCGTAACTTTGTTCTCCATTTGGGCTACGATAAACTTGTAGATTGGCGTCCCAGTACGGTTGCAGATCAAAATCGGTAGTATCTCCACTGAATTGATCGTTGCCCTGATAGTCAACAACGAATTCTCGCACAGTGGTACGATATGGTTTGATCTCATTGATATATTCTGCATAATATTGCTGATTATCAGCTACATAACTTGGGAATTGTTGTAGCTGACGCAGATATTGTGTTGCACTGATAAAACTGGTTTTAAATACCCAATCAAGATTTTTCTGTTCGGTCAGTGCATAACGTGTCATTAAGAAAAACAATTTGTTATAATTGATGGCCAGATCTGCAACGAAAATATCGTTTTGTATGGCCAATGCAATCTGACGCATTTCCAGTGGGGGAATCGTACCAGTACTAATTTGTACTGTTCCGTTTTGTATGCCAACTAAATTTTTTGTCAGTGCGCTGTCAATTCTATAGATAACAAATTGGTTGTTTCCGTTGTTTAATACTTTGACATTGGTATTGGGCTGTAAAGTTAATTTACCAAACTCAAGATTATTTGCCACTGTGACATCCGGTACTGTGGTTGGATCATAGTCGGTCTGATACCAATCGTTATAGGTCCAATATAAATTGGTTTTGTAACTTTGTAGACGAGTCATTGTCCACTGGTCGGCTGTGGGTGTGTCCCATGTATATATTGCCCATTTACCTTGATTCGTTTCGTCTGCAGATACTAAGATTTTATCCCCCGAGGATAGTAATCCTGTGTCGATATACAATAACTCAGCATAACTATCAACAATTGGAGATTTTAAATACTCGCCTGAATCGGGATTTGGAACAGATTCGCTACTGTTTAGTGTAGTCATAATCTTTCTTTCAACTACCGGATACGACATCATGGTTTCATTGACGAAGGTAAGATAATTACTTAATGCTAAACCACGATCAACAAACATTGTCTGACGAGGACGTATTTTGATACCGTATTTTTGTGCAGGAGTCAGTGCTGGATCAGGTACTGGGTTACCCGCGGCATCTTGTCCGGCCAAACTGTCAATTAATTTATTTTCCATTAGTACTGGAATTTCGCTTTCTGCATTTCCTTCCTGTACTAATTTATATTCTGTATGTATCAACCCGGCGTCTATTAAACGTTTGCTAACGTGTAATACACTACTTTGACCAATCAATGCCGAATTGACATTATATAATGCTATGGTATCGTTACGTAGTACTGTTGCGTAAGGAATACCCTGTGCCTGTGGATTTTCAATCGCAGCCGAGATGGTGTAAACACTATTTAATTTACCAGTTGCAACATTGACCGAAGTTTTGTTTGCTACCCAATAATAATATTTTATATTTACTGCCCCGGTTGGTCCAACAGAACCATAGGTACTGTATGCGCTGTCATCTTCGTGCAGTGGCACACCGTCGCCTACTACAGAAGCATACTGGCTTGGTAACACCGAACTTTCAACCCATTCATAAACTAAAATTTGACTGCCTGGGAAAGTTGTACCCCATTGATTGAGTCTATAAATTAATTGATCTTGTTCATAGTTGATATAACGTACTGCATCAATGTCCCACCAAATTTTTCCAACTTGCTCCGGGCCCCAGTGATAATCTGCGGTTATCGTACCGGTTCCAGCGTTATAAAATGCAGGATCTACAGTAAGTTGAAAATCAATATCTTGACCAACTATATCGAGTACTTTGCCTTTGGCAGGATCAATAAAATCAACAGAAGATAATACTATATTGGTGTTTGCATTATAGATAAATGTTCTACTGATACTTGTAATATCAATTGAGTCCTGTTGTTGTCTGGTGCGTGTCCATGTGCCTGGTTCTGTATATGTATATACTGCCCAGCCGGTTGCATCCGGTTCTGTATCTGTTGTTGTCCAGATACGATCGCCGTCAATCCATCCATTTAGAGGAGTAATCGATCCGAGCATGTCGTAAGATTCAAGCAGTACGCTGTTTAGAGTAAAGACAAAACCAATTCCGGTCAATTTGGAATTGGTTTTAATTAATTGTGTAGTATCTTGTATCACTACAGTTACATTGGTGGCGTTTGGTACTGCGATGACTTGATATAATCCATCAAAATATTCGCTAAATCCTTGTAGTACAAAGAATTGATCAACTGATAAATTGTGTGCAGAATTAAATGTTAATTGTGCATACGAGTCTAATGTGTAGGTCAATGTAGTTGCTGTGAGATTTGTATCACTTGCTCGATAAACATTCCAACTACCGCCAAAATCTTTGGCCACCCAAATAGTTGAGCCTTCGACCAATGTTGGAATTGATGTTATTGTGGTGATATCAAATACTTGATAATCGATGTCGTTAAGATTTACAAACCCCGCTGTTGGTAAATCCTTAGGATATAGAGTATTGTTATTTCTGTTATCGTACAAACTCGTAGATATAGTTGACAAGTTAGCAGCATTATAAACATTCGAAGTCAAGTTGCCGGTATAATTAAAAGTGTTGGCTGCCAATTGCACAATAATATTAGCAGTATTGTACGTATTTTCAGTAAAGGTCAATGCCACAGGATTTGTTAAAAATTCGCTTTGATTTAAAATAAATTCTGTGTATTGATTATTGTCAATATCACCATACTGACCAACACAGAACGCCCACTCTTCATAGGTACTCACAGTACTACTAACAGTACCAAATGTTGCTTTGGTCAATGAGTCGATGGCATTGTGTGTTCCTTTTTGATTGATATACCCTTGATAAAACTTGGTCTGTGTAGAAACGCTCAATCCCAAATTACTTAAAAAAGGTCTTTCGCGAAAACCAATCAATCCAGAACTAAAAACCTGGAAATTTTTATCTTCGGGAGGATTATCTACATCATAGATATGTTGGAATATCTGTGCGTTATGACCAAAGCTGGGCAGTAATCCAGTTTGGATATCGCTTAAAGAAATTTGCGTCCAGTTACTCAATGAAAAGTTCTGGCTTGCTACAATATCTGTTGGGGCGGTATAATAATAATTGTTATACACAACAAGATCACCCTGGCGATAGTCCGTGCCCGGTTGCCATTCGTTGATTTTTGGATTGCTGTATATGTAACCAGCAGCACTCAATGCACCATCCCACAGGCCTGTCTTTGATCCATTTATTTTCAAACGGAACTGACGTGTGCCTTGCTCGGGAATATAAATGATATCGCCAAAATTATCTTTATTATCAAAAATTAATTTAGTTTCATATTGTATCAAATTCAACTGTGCAAACCCAACGGTTGTTGTACCATCGGTTGTGGCAAGTTGAAAACGATTTCCAGTTGGGTAATCGTATCTGACAATGTTAAATGAATTATTTTTAATAATTGTAAAATTTGTATCAACTACTCGACTACCATTGGGTGTGTTTGCCACTTCGTCGATGATGGAGTTGGTTGTTAATACTGTTAATTTATCTGCCACCGGATTTAAAACAATGATAGTTCCTGGTGCCCATCCCTGTTGTGCCCAGAATAAAAATTCTTGTGTGCTCAAAGACCAATCACGTGTTTGTTGCAAATCTTTATCGAAGTCTTGGAATACAAATCCCTGGCTTACCAAGTAACGCTGATAACTTATTAAGAAATCAGATACCTGTTGCACAGACGTAAAGTTTGTACCATACGGAATGGAAGTTGGTGTTGTGTTGGCCTTTTGATAAATTTTAACCGACACATCGTTAACCGTCAACGACGAAGCTTGATTGCTGGCGATGCTGGCCAATACATTGAAGAATGGATTTGCTGTGTTATACCCCGAAACACTATAACCGTTGGCTGTTTTTGTAACTACGACTGCACTATAAGTTATGGTTTTAATGGGAATAGGTTTTCCAAAATATACCGTATAATTTTCTGGGGGAATGATAATACTGGCATTGGTACTGCCCGGACTCGTTTGTTCTGCTGTCACGGTGATCAATCGTTTATCAGTGAATCCGCCGACCTTATAAGAAAGTTGTACAGATAGATTATTAAAATATTGTTTTATTTTGGCGACCGGGTCCATTCCAAGATTTTTAATGTAGTCTGCGACCCAATTTAAATATCCAGCAGTACGTAATATTGTTCCTGTTACAGTAGTAGAATCTCCATTGACCTTCAATAATGTAGGATTAATTTTTTGATTTAAAGTATTACTAAACTGACCAGTAATCGAGTTCACTTGAAAACGGCTGGTATCGATCTGCGTAGCAAAATATTCTGCTGGTCGGGCCACAGCCAATGCCTGCATTACAGCATAAGGATAATCACTGCCACGACGCCAGGCAGTTTCTACAGGCCCTTGCTCGCCAACTTGAAAATTGTTTGCAGCGGCTGTTGGATTCTGTTGACGAATGATGCCAATTTCTGTGGGGGGTAATAAATTACCAGCAGAATCAACTGGAATAAATTTACTTAACCCGGGACGTACAAAACGTTCGTCTGTGTAGGCAGAACTATTACTACCATTCCAGACATATCCTTGCTCTAAATCTTCCCATAGTACTGTATTGCCGTTGGTATATGGGGCAGGGCCATAGCGTGTTTCCCACCAGGTAGGTTTTTTAAGTTGACCTAACATGACCCAAGGAGTTAAATGCGGTTGATCTGTGTCAAACCAATAATTGTAAATGGCTCGCCAACTTCCTTGTAAATAGCTACCATCAATAGCATCAGTGAACTGATTGTAATTCCACGACCACGGATTATTGGATTCAAACCAACTGTTGGTTGTGTAATCAATGTTATTACTTCCAGTCCATTGTAAGAAATTTTGTGTTAATAATTGATTCCACTCTGCCAAACTATAATCTGTAGACCTGAAACGTCCAGGCATAGTATCAAACAGATCCATTGCATTATGTGAATAACTATTTTTAATATTGTTATAGATGCGTACTTCAAGTTCCAGCAAGTAATCGTCTCGGAAATCACCAAATGTTGGAGTTATACTTCCGTCGTGACCACGTATGACTTGTATAGGAGTTTGATACGTTGTGTCGGTGTAAATAGATGGAGGGAAATTTTGATACAAGCCCAATTTGGTTGGGGTTTCAGGAATATAACTTCCGTCTGTGTCAAAATATTCACGAATAGTAATTACATCGCCAATGGCCAGTGTTATGTTCATAATAATTTCTGGTGTATTGGCGCTATAAGAAAAATCTATTCCATTGGCAATCAGTTGTACACCATTACGATATACCAGCACGGCTTGATTGCTTAATGCTGTAATATCAAAAATATTGCTGATTTCATAACGAGTTTGATATACATTTAATACAGTATAAGTGATTGTAGTATAGTTGCCACCTTGCGGAACCATGTCGCTGAATTGCCATGGAAAACTACCATTTTTAACAACGTTGATATTTTGAAGTATTGCATCAACTCCGGTTGCTGGATTGCTGTAGTCTAAATTTTTTAAAGTTGTGCAAAGTGTTAAAAATTTGTTTTTAAATCTTTGATATTCCTTACGTGCCAAGGTAATTCCATTGACAAAATTAACCACAGGATCAGACAAAAAGGTCATTGAGTAAATTGCAGGGCTACTGTGTTGTAGTAGTGTTCCACCTTGTGCTTTTACGTACTGATCTTGTAAAGGATATGATGTTGAGTCAAGACTAATTGAAGTATTTTCAATTAATTTATTATAATGTGTTCTTAACTGTCCCAAAGTAATTGTTGAGAAATTTTGATTTAGTGGGTTGTAGTCAAGATTTTCTGGTATTTCGTAATAGCCAATGGAGCTGGTACTATTACTAAAAATAGCAACATCTATTTTATCTCCAATGGTCGGTGCAGTTTCTAAAACAACAACATGATAAACACCATATGGTACAATAGAATAATCTTCGCCCGCTGACAGTAATTGATTATTTAGATAAACTTTGACATAGGGTATCGTGGCAATATCTGCCGGGAGTATATCAATTTGTACAAATCCATAACTACCTGCCGGTACTGTTGTATTAACAGGATATATGGTATTAACTGGCTGGGTAAGCTCTAATACGTATCCTTCGAAAAATTTTGTTACAACCTGATATTGCTCAGTGGGTTCAATACCCTTGACCCAGTTGTTCAACTTGGTTGAACTTGTTAGGCCGCTGTTTAAAACAATGTATCCAGAATTATAAGAAACAGTTTCTTGATTTGTGTTTACTACCGTGCCGGCATTGATAGACGACATATAGGTAAATGTGTCGGTGTCATAATAATTTTTAAATACGATATCACCGATGTTATTAAAATTTTGATAAGTTAACGAAAAACCAAGAATTGGATCATTGATGCCAGATCCAACATCGTAGCCAAAAAATTCTGTGCCAGCAAAGGTACTTTCAGGATAAACAGTTGTGTCACTAAAACTATATCCATTGCTGTCAACTAAATCAAACAGTGGCGGTTGGTTAAAACTGGTTTTTTCTTGACATTCATGCCAGGCTGTACCGTCAAACCAAAATGTTTTTCCGGCATAGCCACCTTGCATTACCAATACATTTTGTCCGGCAAGTATTGGATCGTCTACAGTTGGAATCAATGTCAGGTAATTTAAACTGTTAATTACGTTAAATGTTACTTCCCATACTTGATTTAAAACTGTATTATCAGCATCGTTAGCAAAAATAACACGCATGCCAGAAGTCAACGGTACACCATCTAATGTATAATTGGTTTGTCCTTCGATGTCAGCAAAGGCATCTGTGTTGTCAAATGTAATTATGGTGACACTGGGTTTGGCCTGGCGACCAAAATTAAACAACTGTAAATTGGGTTCAAATTCAATGATGGCGCGGCGTCCGGGGATATTAGGACCGTAGTCCACCGGAGTTTTATTATAGTTGGCTGTTGCTATCAATACATCTGCGTGGAACCACCGATTGGTGCTGGACCAGGCATTTTGATCTTGACTGGCACGATTAATAGTAATATAGTCCGGGGTAGTTTCAATTAAACCAATAAAAGATTCTGGCACCGATAACTGAGAAACCGAAACCAATTGTATACTTCTGCCAACTCCTTCAACATAGTATTCTTGGCCGGCGTATTCAGCGGGGGTTACCAAGGCATCAAATTGTACTTTTAACCCGTTGGTAAAAATTATGCCGTTGGGACTGGTGTAACCTTTTTTTCCAATGATGTCTTTGTTAATATCTATAGGTGTTGCTTGATTATCAACCAGTTTAATTGTGCCCACAAATCCCGGATTACTTGAATCTTGATAATACAAATAATCAGCATTGGCTGTAATCAAAGGAACTATATTGTATCTATGATTGTTATCTAACCAAAATTGTGCCGATGCATAGGTTTTTCCTGAGCCGACGAAAATTTTATCCAGTGGACTGACATTGACTGCTGTCTTTATTTGAATTACAAAATCTGATCCCGAAGGAACCAAATTGATTTGCCAGACGTTTGATCTGGTATCCGACGAAATGACACCAATGGTTGGATTAGCTTGGGAAGTGTCCACAAATGGATCGGTTGGGGTAGTCCAATAGGTTGGGTCAATTTGATCATTTACAAAGATAAAAGTTTTTCCTTGTAATAGGTTGGTGACCCCATCAAGGCCCAGCGGAAAATTTGTTAAAAATGTACTTAGTAATTGATTTTGTATATCAGTATAGCCAAATGTTGCAACTGCATTTACAGTTGAAACGATTGACAATGTTGAATAAAAATCTTGTGCGTTTTCTAATGGAACATTAAATCGTACTGTGCCGTTGTCTGTTCCGTTATTGCTAACGCCAAATACATTACGAGTGCTTATGGCAGAAACGTCTGTGCCGGCACCAGCGAGTCCGGGTTGGCTTTGTATCCAAAAATTATGCCCCGGTTGATCGACTTTAAAGGTATAGGTACCGCCGCGTGTCAAAGTCAATTGTGTATTGGGTTGTCCGGATTGTCCTGTAAAAGTATATCCGCCAATGGTAGTATTACGTGTTACAGTATAGTCTGCCAAATAGGGCGTGTCACCGGCTGTGATAGCCACGCTGGCTGGGCCGTTGGGCATCCAAAAATAACTATTATAGTTTACAAATTTATCATAGTCAAAATATCCATTGTAATTATAATACTCTGAAGAAAATAAACGCTGATGATTATTGGTAAACCCATTGTTGTTTGCAATATTTTGTGTTAGGTCTTGATAGTCGCTGTTTAAGACTACATTTTTATCATTGTCGCGTACAACAACACTGGGTTCTAATTGATAATTGGTTCTATTGGTTGAGGACTCAGGAATATAATTGTCGCCTAATTTATAGGTTGGTGCAAAGGTTCGTCCAATATAGCCGTTGATAGGAACATTATAAGCATCTGTGGCCAATTGATCCAATGTGGCGCCAAGGAACCTCTGGTTCGTTGCACTTTTAAAAACATCAGGTAAAAAATTAATTGTATTAACTAATGCCATTACGGTGTTCCTACCAGGGTATTACCGAGGTTAAGTTGTGCGGCAGTAACTGCGCTAATAATATCTACATCATCCACTGTTGCGGCGCTGGTAATAATTTCCCATGGCTCAGAATTTATTTGGAAGTAATTACCAAAAACCATTGTTTCATCGGCTGGAACAATTAGTACACTGGCAATGTTTGGTGCCAAAGTGGTATGCAGGTATGCAGCTAATTCACTAAAGTAAAAGGTATCACCAAAGTTCCAGTTTGCCAAATTAAAATAGTTATTGATTGCAGTCACCACCTGACTTTTAACTTCATTGGCTGTGATACTGACTGCTGGATTGATAACAACTTGAAAACGTGCTCTTAGGTTGGCATCGGCTTTTTTACCAAACAAGGGTTTGAATTTTGCTGGATTATAAATTATTGAATCACTAACAACTTTAAAATTATCAAGTGTTGAATATGCTATTTCTAAACTACTACTTGTTGGTGGTACTGGCTCTGACAAATTACCGGTCAAATCTCGTAACCAATTTATGTAACTGGTTGAGTAATCTGCTGTCAATATGTAAAGGTCAATTAAATTTACACTGGTTGGGTCAATTCTATTATTTCCCGGACTATTATGTTTATATTGGAAATATAATCCCGACCGGCTCGACTCCATGTCGGCTACCACAGAATATAAATCGGGATTGTCTGGGACACCAGTGATCTGTGTTTGTGGACAAGAAATTAAAACTCGTTTAGGATCTACATAACCGTCGGCACTGGCAATGGTACTATAAATTTTCCAAATTACATCCTGCCCAATTGGTTCACTTGTATCGGGCTGTGTGTTTATTTTTAATATTTTGATACTGTCGTTTACCACTGACCCAGTAGAAGAATCGTATACACGTGCTGTTGGATCAAAATAAAAATTAGTACCTTTGACGCTGGCAAAACTATATTCTAAATTTTTATACTGTATTGTGTATAGACCACTGTTATAGATAAATTTTAATAACCAATTGGCGCTGGATCCAATGTCAGTTGAAGGAATATTTGCCCATACTTGATTGAGTTGATCGTAATATAGGCCAAAGTTAACTTTTGACTGTATTTGATTGGCAATAACTTTAACCAAGTCATTGTTTAAATCATTTTTAAATGACGGAATGATTGCATCAATTACAGCATCGGTTGGCACCACTGTACCAAACTTCACTGAAGTATTTGCTGTAACCGAACCAACAGATGCAAAGGCTGTAGATCCGTTGGCTGTAAATTGTAAACTTGCTCCCGGGGCTATGTATTGTAGGTTACCCGACGCATAGGGCCCAATGGTAATAACATTGGTGTTGGCTGTCAAGTGACCCAGGCTGGTTGATGTTGTGTTGGCTGTTTGTGAAAAGGTTAATCCAGCAATGGGTGTCAGGTTAGAAATAATAGTGTTGAAACCAGAATCATTACCTGTGTACAAGAAAGTTACATTGGCTGCAATTGATGAAAAGGTTGGTGCATTAACATTGCCACTGACAATATAACTGTTACCGCTGTAGTAAACATTGGCATTTGTAGGGAAACTTGTATTTGCTGTCCAGGCAATATTTTGTGCATAGGTAATGCCCTTGACAATGTAATTATTTCCATTGTGAGAAATCAATGTGTTGGCTGTAAACGCGGTATTAGAAGTCCAAGGAGTAGAATCAATACTACTGAGTCTACTGGCAACATTAGAATAGTAATAATTAACCATGCCAGTTGAACTAATCAACGGAACAATATTATTATAAATTGCATTGTAAATATCGTTTGTTGTTAAAAAACTAAAGGTTGATGAATTAACTGTAGAGTTAGCAGAAATGACCCCGTCGTCGCCAAAAATATTGGTAGTACTGAAACTTCCTGAAGTATCTAAGGTATCTAAGTATAGGCTTACTCCTGAGCTGATACGATTAACAGCCTTGGCTTTTTGAATACTTGTAAATTTTGTCAATGGGAAGATATTATAGTCTTCCGCGGTAATCATACGATTTTGCGTATAATAGTTCTGAGGTGCATTGGTTTTAATGCTTGCTAATGTTTCGCTTGCTGTGGCATTGGTCACTGTGTATTTTAAACTGGCAACAACGGTCAATGTTTGATTTGCTCCATTGACATCAATATAAGGAATCGCTACACTGACACTGGCCAAGTCATCTGGGGTAATGCTATAAGATAAACCGTTACTGGTTCGGAAATAAAATCTAAAAGCTCCTTGAGGAACATTGGCAAATGTACCATCACCAAAAACCAGGTTGATTTGATCGTTGTTTGTGGTGTTGATCTGATATAGATTTTTATTTGTCAATTGGTTATACACGACATTGATGCCGGGTAGTGCAGGAACCTGATTCCAACGTGTACGAACACTATTGTTTACATTCAGGCTGTATAACCATGCATCTGTGTTGTTGATGTTATTGGTAGCGACAGGAACATAGTTATTTGGAATAGCATTTTGAATGGTAAAGTTTGTGGATTGCAAACTACCCTGTTTAAAATATAAAAAGAATCCAGTATTGTTGCTGCCGTTACCGTTGTTGTCGTTGCGGTAAAGTATATTAAATTGACCAGTCGAGGTTGGGTCACGCTCGTAGATATAAGTTTGTCCCACTGTGGTCGCACTGACCGCTTCAAATTTGGTCTGACCCGACTGTAATCTTGCTGTGAATGGAGCCACCGGCAAAGTATTTGGATTCAGACTGATACCATATTCGTCTGTTTGCACACCGTTGATAACTTGGCTATTCCCGGGCTTGCCGACTGCCTGGTTATTGACCAGGGCCGAATTTAATACCGTGGTAAATTGTTCTAACCAATTATCGTTGGTTAGGTCATTCCAGTGTATGGTATAATTGGAAAGATTTGTGCCGTTGCTGTCAACTACCATTTCTGTAGTACTGATACTGTCAAATTTTAACAGTCCGCTGGCGCTGCTTGTGCGTGTGGGATTATAGCTTAACATACGTGCTAACTTTAAGATACTGTCACGGCGTTGTGCAGTATCCATGAAGTTTTCACGAGCATTTAAATCTGTGCGGAAAGCAAGACTTTGGCCCAGGAAAGCGATCATGTCAATCAAGGCCAAGTATTCACTACTTTCGGTAAAATCGTTAAATGTTTCTGGGTAATAGGTTTGTAGGTAATTGATCATGGAGTTACGAAGTGTTTCAAAATCGTAACTTGTAAAATCTGCGTTAGTAAATGATTGATAGACCTTGGTCCAGTCCTGATTTACTAAGAGGTTTGATTGACGGGTTGTTTGTGCCATATTATTTTACCTATATCAAGTATTTATCGGCAAAATAATATGCGTACTTAATTTGTGGTTAGTGTTCCGGAATTTTTATCAAATTGTAATTTTAAAGTATCAACTTGATTTGTGGGAATGTATGATAAACTAAGTTGTATTTGTATTCCGTTGGTTACTTCGGTAACTGTTACTTGATTTACACTTAGTCTGGGATCGTAATTGACAATGCGTTTGATATCTGCGGTAATAATTTCTCTTGTGGTTTCGTTCAAAGGTTCAAATATCTGATCCCAAATAATCGTTCCAAATTTGGGTTGCATTAATTTTTGACCTTTACGAATATAAAAGTAATTGATCAAATCCTGTTTGGCCAATGCATAGTCCGTAAGGCTATATTTCTTTTTATTAACCAAGGTGCTGAATCCGCGATATGTAGACATAACGATATTTATGAGCCTAAAACTGCTATTGTATAACGGCCACTGTTGTAACTGTTTGCACCCGAACCAATGTTGCTATAACGCCATGCCCAGGCTCCTGTTCCGTTGGGATCTTCAATAGTTGGTGCTTGACCGACTGTTAGTGTCCACCCCACATAAATCATACCTGCAACAACTTCGGCAGAGTCTGCGGATTGTATGGCACCATTATCAGTTAATGTAACGTATAAATCAACAATGCGCTGATAAGCCAAATGCTCTTGTGCAGATATGTTTGTTAAAAAAGAAGATATGCTGTCAACATTATAAAAATATCGTTGATATGCGTTTATTCCGTTATCAAACTGTGTTGGTTGCCAGCAATGACGATAATTTACACAATCAACACCGTATTCTGTATTTGATCCCTGTGCCAATAAACCGTATGCTTCCAACATTGGTGTACTAAATTGATATCTTCCCAATTGATTGTTTGTGCCAACCAATCCATAATTCCACTGGCTTAGATCGTAACCAATCTGTGCTTGTAAGTTTTTTATTTGGCCAGTTGACAATATGCCCACAGAGGCCCAGGTTGGGGGTGTTGGGGGTGCCGTGGTCAATCCTAACCAACTTTGCGGTAATGGTGTCGCTATTGCTTGTCCACGTGCGGCTAAAATTCCTGCGTCCATTGTTATTCGCTTATAAAAGTTTACCGGCTG